TATTTCTACTCCTGTTTCTTTCTGTATATCCCGTAGTATTTCTTTTTCTTGGTGCATCATTTCTTTTCGTAATGCTTCAGCTTTTTCCACTTGGACTCTCACTCCTCGTTGACGCATCTTTATTAGGGTTGGAAGCAATTGCATCTCCATTTCCCATACAGTAGTTAAACTCTGAGTCTTAATTTCTTGTTCAAATCTTTTCCATAATTTTAAAGTTAGTTCTGCATCTTGCTCTGCATAATATCCGACATGTTCTGCAGGTAACTTCCACATCTCTGCTTTAGGATCTATACCATGGGCTGCTGCAGCTTCTCTTAATTCCGTTTCTGCTTTTATCTCTCCAAGGTAATCTACTGACAATGCATTTAAAGAATAACTAAATCTATTTTCATCTATAAGTGCAGCTGCTATCATTGTATCTATGATCTCACCTTTAACTTCTATACCAGATGCTTGCAACCAACCGACATCGTATTGAGCATTGTGAAATATTTTTTTACATGGAAGTGCACACACATCTTTCATATATTTTTTAACCTGTTGAGGTATCATATTACCCCCACCTAAATGATTAAACGGGAAGTAACCCTTCCAACCATCTACTGCTACTGCAAATCCTACAATCTCACCTTTACCTAAAGCCCAGCCAGCTCCAAGTTTATTATTAATACCATCATCTCTTGTCTCTAAGTCGATAGCTATTTCTTTTGCGTTAGATAAATCTTTATACTCACTCGGAGTATTCCACATTGATTTTTTAAATGTTAGTGTTAGCTGTAGTCCGTTCATATGTTTCTTCTTTCGTTGGTATGTTTTTTAATTTTATATAACATTCTGCACAATAATATTTTTTATCTTCAATAATATCTGCTTTCTTATTGCAGTCCTTGCACTTTATCATTAATAAATTTTTGTTTGATTAACTTATTTAATTTATCTTTATTACTAAATGCGAATAATGCTGCATGATAATCCTCTGGAAATATTTCCCAAAAAGGTCCTTCAGTTTTAGAGTTACCTTCTCTTGCAGGATATATCTCAAGGGTAAACCCTACTCCATCAACCTTTATTTGTTTTTTTATTGTTCTTGTACTTGGCATCAGTATCTTTTAGTTTCTTAATTTCTAAATCACAGTAATGTTTTATTTTTTCTAAATCTTCAATTCCATTTTTACCTAAATACCTACAAACATATTTTATAACGTTCCCCTGGAAAAATGAGAGATTATTTTTTGAAATAAATTCGTAAGGTTGAATGTGAAAGTCTTTATAATGATTCCCGCCAATCTGCTTATCTTGTGGAAATGCTTCTTCTAATAAACTTTTATTTGTCATTTTTCTCCTGCACGTAAATTAAATAATCAGACCCAATTGGATAGTTATACTTATAGTCAGTTCTTAATAAATGTAAAGTTTTTCTTGCTCTAGTTGCACCTGTGTACCAAACTTTACGCTCATCACTTTTTTCTTGTCTATTTTTATTATCATAATCTGATGGATAATTACCTTTACTATAAAGCACTACATGATTTGCTTCTCCACCTTTAACACTGTGTATTGTATCTATAGTAATTAACGGGTCCTTATCTAATTCTTTTTGTCCATAAGTTCTAAGTAATCTAATAAATTGTCTTACCTGTCTTGGTTTAAAATTTCTTCTGAGTATCCAGTACCAAGGTTTTTTTGAATCCTCTTCTTTTAATTCTAAACCACACCACTCTTTTAAATCTTGAAAGTTATATTCTCTTAAGTCTGGTTCATTTCTCCAAAACCTATCTAATCTATATTCGGGATCTGAAAGTTCTCTAATAAACTTATACATATTCCTTGCTTGTTTCTTATTTATCTTTTTGTCTTTAGTAATAGCAGTCCAGGCCTTAATAGCTTCCCATTGTTTTACATCAAAACATTTTGTATCTTTATTATCTTTAAAATATAAACCCGCATCTTTAGCTAACATTCTAAGTTCGTTAACTGTTTCATTTATTCTGCCTAGGATATACCAGTCTTCTTTTAACTTATTAAAAGGTATTTCTTTAAATGATAAATAACTCTTTACATAACCTTTACTATCACCAGGTAAGTATTCTTTCTCTTCACTATCTTTAATACCTCTTCTAATAACTTGTGAAAATTTATAGATAGCCTCTCCAAATCTTTGAGTCTTTCTTAGTTTTACTTTTCGGCCTGGAAAAAACTTTGTAAAATACTTTGGATCTGCACCATTCCATTTATATATACCTTGGTCATCATCACCTGCTAAATATATTTTCTTAGCCTTCATAGCCATCTTATAAATAACTGACCATTGAAGCGGTGTACAATCTTGTGCCTCATCTAAGATTAAAACTTTAAGCGATGGAAAGTCTACTTCTTTAATTGTTCTCTCAATCATATCATCAAAGTCAATGAATGATCTTTCTCCTCCACCTTGTTTATAATGTTCGTATGTTGATATCTTTCTATGAAAAACAGTTAATGAATCCTTTTTATAAGACTCTCTTTTGTAGGCTTCCTCTGGAGTGATTAATAAATTTCTTGCTTTACTATAAATACCTAATGACCAATCTTTAAATGTAAATGCATCATCAGCTAACCTGGTATCAGATGTTTTTATTATTTTAGTTTGTAATGCAAAATCAATAGCACAATGTTTAGGATCAAAGACCTCTTCTTGAAAGTATCTTCTACAATATGTGTGTAGAGTTTTAAATCTTAAAAAATCTTCTGATGTATAATTAGGAAAAGAGTCCATAGCTCTTCTTACTGCAGTGTTCACTGCTTTGTTTGTAAAAGATAAGTAAGCTATATCAGATGGTTGCACTCCTCTTCTTAAATGACTTTTTAAAACTCTCTCAATTAAAGTATATGTCTTACCTGTACCTGGTGGACCAAATATCTTTATAGTCTTCTTATATAAGTCTTTAAGTATTTTAAGTTCTAAATTTTCCTGTGTGGAAGTCATCATCCATTTCCGATACTGTTTTCTCGTTACCTTTAGGAGCGTTACCTATGTTTTTGTAATCTACAAACTTAGGCATTTTTACAAACCAAACATTCTTAACACCTTGATGATAATCTAATCGTTCACATCCCAACATATTTAAAGCTTCAGCTGAACTTCTAAATACTTTATTCTTTCCTAAAAAATCTTCAAAGGTAATCTTTTTAAAATAACAAATGTTAGTTTCAGAATCTAAAACAACATACTTATCTTTTAATTTATCAAAGTCATCTTCCTCAATATGGCTCTCAAAGAATTTTTTAAGAAAAGTATATTTTTGTTCTTCAACTGAATCTTCAAACTTCATCTTATCATTCTCAACTGCTTTCTTAACCAATGCAGCCATAAGCATTTCAAATGGAGAAGGACCACTTCTTGGCCTAGGCAATGTAACCCAATAGATTCCATACTTAAGTAATTTAACTCTAAAAGATTTTTCATCCTTCATATCTTCTGGATTGATTACTATTTTCTCTCCTTGAAATGTAAATGCATATTCAATTGATGTTGGACTTCTAGTAAATTCTATATCCTCAAAGTCATCTATTAAATCTGGTACTTGTGATCCGATACCTAACTTTCTAAACTTACATAAATCTTTATTGCATATAGGTGTGATAGCGCCAAGCTTTGGTGGACACTTGTAATTATAATCTTTTTTAATAACAGATTTTGCAACAGAACTTTCCACTTCTTTTGGGTCCATAGGTGTAACAAATATCTCCTGGTTTCTTTTTTGAAGTATTCGTGACATCTCTTCTTTACTAATATTACCGTCTGCTTTTTTCATCTCCAGGACACCAACATTGTAGAGTAAATCATTTCTGTGATTACCAGACCACTTGTCCATAATCATTTTTTGAATACAGGGCGGATAATGTTTCCAATCCTCTTCTGGTTCGTATTCTTTTACTTTTAAACTATTTAATTGTTCTAAAGATATTGTTTTCTTTTTGGCTAATTCTAAAAAAGTTCCTATCATAACCGGTGTATTATTTTCATCATAAGCAAACTCTGTAGTGGCATTCATATTGAAGTAAGGCATGTTCATGCACTTATTCATAGGAAATACTTCTAATGCTTGAAAGAAATTTTTATTC